GCGGCAGACTCGAAAGCTGCTGGACGTTGGGAGTCAAATCATGGCGGTGAGTATTTTGCTGCTGGGGTTGGTGGCGCTATTACTGGTCGTGGTGCCGATTTACTTATTATTGACGATCCTCATTCTGAGCAGGATGCTCTCTCGCCGACCGTTTTAGAATCTCATTACGAGTGGTATACTTCTGGGCCACGTCAGCGTTTACAACCTGGTGGTGCGATAGTAATTGTAATGACAAGATGGTCTATTAAAGATCTTACTGGTAAATTGCTCGAGGCCCAAGGCAAAGATGACATGACGGATAAATGGGAAGTTGTAGAATTTCCTGCCATCATAAACGATAAACCTATGTGGGGTAATTTTTGGACCATGAAAGGTTTACTTGGTGTCAAGGCATCTATTCCACTAACCAAGTGGCAAGCACAATGGATGCAGCAACCAACCTCCGAGGAAGGTGCACTTATAAAACGTGAGTGGTGGAAGAAGTGGGAAGATAAGAAGATTCCAGATTTACAATATATTATTCAATCATATGATACCGCATTCAGTGCAAAAGAGACAGCTGACTATTCAGCAATAACAACGTGGGGTATATTTACGCCGCAAGAAGGTGGTAAACAAAGTATTATATTATTGGATGCTAAAAAAGGTAGGTGGAATTTTCCTGAGCTAAAAGCAAAGGCACAAGAGGAATATAAGTATTGGGAACCAGAGGTTATATTGATCGAGGCCAAAGCGTCCGGGTTACCACTTACACACGAATTACAGAAAGCTGGAATACCAGTTATTAACTTTACACCGTCAAAAGGAAATGATAAACATTCAAGAGTGAATAGCGTGGCACCGCTATTTGAATCTGGGGCAGTATGGGCACCCACAGAAAGACGTTGGGCAGAGGAAGTTATAGAGGAATGCGCCGCATTTCCTTTTGGCGATCACGATGACTATGTGGATAGTACGACACAAGCGTTAATGCGCTACCGTCAAGGCTATTATGTAGAACTGAAGGACGACTTCGAGGACGAACCAACGAATGGCAACAGAAGACAATACTACTAAAAAATATACGTTTGCAGATATGATGGAAGCCAAACATGAGGGCAATCTAGCTGCAGCTAAAAAAATGGAAGGAGCAGCAAAATTCTTTGGTGGTCTTCCTTTAGAAACCCTTGGCCTTGCTAAATCTACATTAGAACGTGGTCCTGTAACTTTTTTTCAAGAAACATTTGGTGGAGCGTTATCTGGAGAAAAACAAGAAGGCGAAGTTAATATTCCATTACAAACTATTTTAGATGATCCAGAATTAAGTCAGTATTTAACAAACATGGAACAAGTAAGCCAGAATAATGACGTAACTGCGTTTAATGATTATGTACAAGAACTTAGTGATAAATACCAAATTACAGATATTCCAAGTTTAATGATAAGTTTGGATGAAGATGAAAAAAATAAATTTTTAAAATTAAATGAATTAGCGCAAGATAAATCTGCACAAACCTACGTTTTTAACGAAGATGATGAAACAGTGACACTACGAAGTGATTTGTTTCCTGAGGTTGCTTTTGAACCCGATGTTAAATTTACAAAAAAAGGTGATATTTCTTTTCCTTATTTAGGACTATACGGCACAAATGAAGCAGGAGAATTTATTAAAAAACATAGTTCGGCATTTAAACCTTTTGATGAAAGTGAAGAAGGATTAGGTCAATACTCAGAATATATACCTGATTTTATGAAGTCATACCAAAATGTTGTAATGCCTCAATATTCACCTGAACCTGAATTATTTTTTGATCCAGCTTATCAAGCAGCTGGAATTGCTACACTAGCAAAAGGTATTAGTCCAATAGCTAAAGGTCTTTTTAGACGTTTTACTAAAGGAAAAAAACCAACGAATATTATTAAACAAGAACCTTTTTTTAAAGTTGACACTCCTTGGGGTCAGTAATGGGACCAAAAATAAAACCTAAAGCAATTATTAATGCATTAACTAGTGGCAAACCAAATATTGATCAAATGCCACTTATTTCTATTGATGAATTAACAACACCTTTTAGTAAAGTAGATGAACAAGATCTAAAAAATTATTTAATTGATCAAGGTAGAAATCCTGACGACGTAAATTTCTTTATGAATACACACTTTTATCCTTCAGCAGATATGTATGACAAATTACCATCAACACCAGTTAAAACTGAAACTCGTGGTGCACCATTACAAGACATTGATAAAAAAGATGCCCAGAATATATTTTCTGATTATAAAATATTTGAATCTAAATTAACAACTCCTTTAAAAGAATCTGGAAAATCTGTAAACGAAATAATGTTACAAGATTACACAGGTCGAATCCCTACAAAACCTAAGTCTGATGACCCTAGAATTATAATTAATAAAAGTCATTCAGCCCAAAGCTTAACAAGACGAGACGAAGACGTTGTCCGACAATTAAATGAAGTTGTTGATAAAGATGGTTTTATACCTCCAGAAGCAACAATTTGGGGATCCATGTCTAACATATCAAGTACTCGAGATGTTGATAATTATGTAAAAAAAGGTAAGGATAGATTTAAATCAAGTCAAAGAGGCGCAATATCTGTACATTCTGATTTTATAGTGCCTACAGAATATCAATACATGGTAGATTTTAAGGAAACCTTTCCTTATTACAAACAGGCAGGAGAAATAACTCCTTTTAGTAAACACCACCAAGGATTTTTAACTAGTACTCAAAGAAACACTTCTTATCATAAACACTATGAAGGTCTTTTATTTCAATGGTTGACTGAACAAAAATTAATTAAAAAAGCATACAAAGATGGTAAAATTGATAAAACTAGATATGACGCGGATATGAAAGACGCTAAAGATTATATAAAATTTATAGTAGAAGATATGAAAAAATTAGGATTAGAAACTAAAGTTTGGAATAAAAATAAAAAAGGATTTGATACTTACGGAAAAAAATATGGAGATAAGCAATTATCCACATTATATAAAGATCAGAAAAAAACTTATGACTTAAATATTCCTCCTCAAGGAGATCAACTTCTGTCACAGCATCGTAAAAATCAAATAGATGCATTAGAAATTTTAAGAGAAAAAAGAAAGAACAACGACATGAGTGGAACTGGTGTAAAGCCAGAAGGACACGAAGAAGGTGGACTTGTTCGTCCAAACATGTCATTAGGAGGAGATATGTCACAATATGCACAAATGGAATCGGTTGTACCTGATTTAAACGTCGAGGAAGCAGAAGATAAAGATTATGTGCAGCTTGCAATGAGCTTTAAAAATCCATTTAAGATAAAAAAACAACCTCCACTCATGACTGATGTGGACACGACTTTAAAAATCTCGGACCAAGGCCCAGGAACCACAAAAACAGCAACACAAACCCATACGGTTGATGCTGGTGTAGGCTCAGATTCTATTTTTTACCTAAAATCAGACCTAGAATTAGCAAATGCGGCTCAAAATAAGATGACAGGGCAGCAATGGCTTGGTTATTTGACCAAAAAAGGCGTTTCTCCGACCGAATTAGACGAATTTGGGCTCAAAAACCTACTTTATAATCTAGGTGGATGGGATGAAAGCACTAAAAAGTGGACAAACAACAAAGCAATCTCAAAATCAGACCTAATTGCGGCATATAAGAACGAAAAACCAGTAATTAGCTATAAAATTCATCAAATTGAGCCTTTTGAGAAAGGTGTAAAAGATTTTGTCAGTTTTTTAACTAAAAGAAAGAGTGGAGGGTCATATTACCACGGCGAAAAAGGAATGGATGAAATTCGCGGTCTTTTAAACAAGCCACAAGATATTGCAGGTGATACTCTTCGTTTAAGACTATCAGAAGTTTTAAGTAAAACTGGTGATGTTAAAAAAGATTGGCCAATGTATGAAAAAGGTATGATAACCGATATTAACAAAATATTTAAGCAATTTTACGGAATAGATAATGTAGTTGAAAATGGTATTCCAAAAGGAAAGAATATTCCATTTTATTCGCGAAATATACTAGAGCGTTTCAATCGTCTTCGAAAAGGTGAAGGATTTTACTTTGCAAAAGGAAAAGGTGTACAACATGAAGGTACACAGTTTATGCCTGGCGGAACTGGGTATATAGAGATACCATTTACCTATAATCCTAATCCAAAAGGTGCAAGAGCCAATGAACCAAAATTTACGTTTGGTGAAGGTCATTTTACAAACCCTGAAGGTAATAATCCTGTATTCTGGCTGCGTGCATCAGAGCGTACAGATGAGCAAGGAAAACGAATACTATTTATAGAAGAAATTCAATCTGATATGCACCAAAAGGTAAAACAGAAACCAGATACGTTTTCTTATGCTAAAAGACAAGATTCTCCTGGAATGATAGACACAAATATGGCATTAAAACAATTTGATAATTTAAAAATAGAACTAGGCAAAGTAACTGATCAAATTGATAAAATTACAGGACACACAGATCCATCTGCAGCTACTATTATGGAAAGATTAAAAGTTAAGCGTGAAGCAATTCGTACACAAATGGAAGAGTTACAAAATTCAATAAAAGAAGCTGGAAAAAGAAATGAAAATGTATTTCCAGAAGGACCATTTAAAAAATCAGAAAATCAGACTAAAGTAGCATTAAAAGCACTAATTAACCTTGCAACAAAAGAAGGATTTGATGGTGTGGCAATTGTGACTGGAAAAGCAAAGAATAAGTTTGCAAGTGCGTCTGGCGAAGTAGCAAAAGGAAATCTTGGATTTTATGATGGAATTGCTGTAAAAGCCATGAAGAATGTCGCAAAAAATTTAGATCTTGATTTTTCTGCTACAAACATTAAAGATGGGGATGGAAATACATGGGCAAAAATTCCCCTAATAAATTTAAAGGAAGCAACAGTCAACAAATCTGTAGATTTGTATAAAGCGGAAGGTGGGTACATTCACCGTCCGTCTTTTGTTGATGTTATTCCTACACTATGATAGGATGAAATAATGGTAAAACCAAAAACAAGACCAGTCTCAAACAGTACTATTGAAAAAGCGATTGATGCTCTAGCGTCTGCTGGAGTTGATATAGGTGCAAATGAACGTGCAATGGATATTGAAGTTCCTGATGAAAGAACAGTAGATTTTGAACCTGATGTAGATATTAATGAATTACCAGATGGTGGAGCGGATGTAAATTTTGATCCAAACGCACCTATTGACCAATCACAAATTGCATTTGGAGATAACTTAGCAGAGTATATTGAAGAAAATGATCTACAAGTATTATCAAATGATTTAATTGCATCATATGAATCAGATAAATTTTCAAGAAAAGATTGGGAAGATACTTACACTAAAGGACTCGATATGCTTGGTTTTAAGTACGAGGACCGTACACAACCTTTCCAAGGTGCAAGTGGCGTTATCCATCCACTCTTAGCAGAATCAGTTACACAATTTCAAGCACAAGCATATAAAGAATTATTACCACCAGGTGGACCAGTTAATACAGAAATAGTTGGTGAAATTACACCTGAGTCAGAACAACAAGCTAAACGT